TTAATGGATTACCAGAAGTTAGAGTAACAGTTAGAGGTAAAAAGATTTATGACCCAAGATTAGATTCAACTAAAGGTGGTTCTGGTTCTCATAGACAAGATGATGCAACTACTTGGGCTTATTCTGCAAACTCATCATTAGTTCTTTTAGATTATCTAAGAAATAGCAGATATGGAAAAGGATTACCTAATGATGCTTTTGAAACAAACTACGATTCATTTAAGACTTCTGCAAATACCTGCGATACACAAGTTACACCTTATTCTGGTGCAGTAAGCAATATAAACTTATTTGAAACAAATGCAGTTATAGATAGTGAGAAAAAGGTATTAGAGAATGTAAGAGAATTGCTTGTACCAATGAGAGCAATCTTTAATTACACACAAGGTAAATACAAAGTTATTATTGAAGGAACAGGAAGTTCACAATTACTATTAACTAAAGATAATGTTGTAAGTGAAGTTAAATTACAAGGTGAAAGCAAATCTGAAAAATATAATAGAGTTATAGGAACATTTACAAACCCTGAAAAAGATTATCAATCAGATACAGTTTCATATCCACCTTATGATGATTCTGCATTAGACCCAGCAGATCAACACTCAACAATGTTATCTGAGGATAATAATACTTTATTAGAGAGAAGCTTTGATATGCTACAAGTAACTTCTCCATATCAAGCAGAAGAAATTTGCGAGAACATATTAAAGAGATCAAGAAACAATTTAAAAGCAGAAGTAACAGTTACATCAGAAGCACTTAACTTATCTATTGGCGATATTGTAACAGCTACATACGACACAGCAGGATTTAGTGCTAAACCATTTAGAGTAATGTCTTTAGCTATTAATTCAGATTCAACAGTAACTTTAGGATTAGAAGAACATCAAGATAACTTTTATACTTGGGAAGAAAAAGGCGAAGCACCTACAATAGCTGATACTGTACTTCCAAATCCTTTTTCTGTATCTGCACCAGCTTCAGTTACTTTAGATGACCAACTTATTGAATACTCAGATGGAGTTGTTATTACTGCTCTTGATGTAACCATTGGTGCATCAACAGATAACTTCGTGGACTATTACCAAGTAGAATACAAATTAAGTACCGATACTGACTACATTGTATCTGGTCAAGTTAAAGGATTAAATCACAGAATACTAAACGTAGTAGATGGATTAACTTATAACGTAAGAGTAAAAGCATTTAATACATTAGGAGTACAATCTACTTATACTTCAGCAACAAGAACTATTATTGGTGGAATTGCACCACCTTCTGATGTAACAGATTTTTCTTGTAACATTATTGGTGGAGACGCACATTTATCTTGGCAACAAATTAGTGATTTAGATTTAGCACATTATCAAATTAGATATTCTACATTAACAACTGGTGCTTCTTGGGCTAACTCAGTTTCTTTAGTTGAAAAAGTTGCAAGACCAGCTACTTCAGTAACAGTTCCAGCAAGAGTTGGTTCATATCTTATAAAAGCAGTAGATAAAAATGGTAACTATTCTTCTAATGAAACAATCATTGAAACAAATGTATTAACAATAGGAAACTACAATGCTGTTGCAACACAAACTGAATCTCCTACATTCTCAGGAACTAAAACTAATACAGTTGTTTTAGATAACACATTAAGATTAGATTCTTCAGAACTATTTGATTCTGCAACAGGAAATTTTGATTCAGGAACTTCATTCTTTGATTCAGGTGTAAGTTCTTATGACTTATATTCTGAAGGAACTTATTTATTCTCAACACCAATAGACATTGGTGCAGTTTACACTTCAAGAGTAACTGCTTCTATTACACAAACATCAGATAACTTAGATGATTTATTTGACAGCAGAACTGGAGATTTTGATGACGCACAATCTAACTTTGATGGCGATACTCCAGCTAATTGTAATGCTCATATTGAGATTGCTTTATCTAATGACAATATAACTTATACTACATTTAGAAACTTTGTAGTTGGTGATTACACAGCTAGATATTATAAATTTAGAGTAACATTGAGGTCTTTTGATTTAGCATCAACTCCAGTTATTAGTGCTTTGTCTGTAAGTATAGATATGCCAGATAGAATATTTAGTGGAAATGATATTGTTTCAGGCACAGGAACTTATACTGTTGCATTTACTTTACCTTTTTATTCTAATTCTTATGCAGTAGGAATAACAGCACAAGGAATGGCGACAGGAGACTACTTTACAATTTCAAATAAAACTGTTAATGGTTTTGATGTTGCATTTAAAAATAGTAGCAATTCAGGAGTTACCAAAACTTTTGATTATTTAGCTAAAGGATATTAGATAGAATATGGCACAACACGACATGAATATTGCGAATCAGGGTTTCCCTGCATTTCGTTCAGATTTAAACAACGCACTTTCAGCAATTCAAACAAATCACTCAGGAACATCAAGACCAACTGGTGCTGTCGCTGGACAAATATGGTTAGATACTACAAATTCAACTTCTCCTACTTTAAAATTTTTTGATGGAACTGACGATATATCTTTAGCAACAATTAACTACTCAGCTAACACAGTTGATTGGTTAGATTCTTCAATCACAATAACTGGACTTTCAACAACTGCAACTGGAACAGTTTTAACACTTTCAGATTCAGCTTCAACATCTTCTGTTAATTTAATTTTAGACAATCAAAAAGAAGTTCGTTTTAGAGAAACAACAGCTAATGGAACTAACTATGTAGCATTAAAAGCACCAGCTAGTTTAGCTTCAGATTTAACATTTACATTACCTGCAACTGATGGAACAAATGGACAAGTATTAAGCACAAATGGTTCTGGTGTATTATCATTTACAACTCCATCTTCTGGTATTTCTTGGCAATCTTCAGTTAAGACTTCTGGTTTTACTGCAACTGCTGGAGAAGGATATTTTTGTAATACTACTTCGGCAGGATTTACAGTTACTTTACCTGCAACACCAACTGCTGGACAACAAGTAGCATTAGTAGATTACGCAGGAACTTTTGATACCAATGCACTTATTATTTCTCCTAATGGAAATAAAATAGAAGGTGGAACATCTAATTTAGTCTTAAGTGGTGAAAGAGAAGGTGTATTATTAGTTTATATAGATTCAACACAAGGTTGGTTAGCAACATCAGGAATTAATGAAGGAACAGATGCTTTATCACCAGCACCTTATTCAATAGATTTTTTAGTAATAGCTGGTGGTGGAAGTGGTGGAGCTGGAGGTACTCCTTATACTAATGGTAATAATGGTTCTAATTCTTCAATATCAGGTGCAGGTTTATCAACAATAACTTCTAATGGTGGAGGTTATGGTGCATCTTATGGTGCTTCTCCAAATGCAGGAGGAAATGGTGGTTCAGGAGGAGGTGGAGGTTCATCAAGTACAGTAGGTACTGGTAATTCTGGTGCTGGAGGATCAGGTAACACACCAAGCACATCTCCTAGTCAAGGTAATAATGGAGGTAATGCTCTTTATAATGGTGGTAATGATTATTTTGGAGGAGGTGGTGGAGGAGCTAGTGCAGTAGGTGCAAATGCAACATCTGGAGGAGCAGGTAATGGTGGTAATGGTACAGCTTCTTCAATAACAGGTTCTTCAGTTACAAGAGCAGGTGGTGGGGGTGGTTGTAAATATAGTGGTTCTAGTGGAAGTAATGGTACAGGAGGTTCTGGAGGAGGTGGTAATGCAGGAAATCCTTCTGGTGTAGCTGGGACAGCAAATACTGGTTCTGGTGGTGGAGCTGGAGATAATAATGGAGCTGGATTTGGGGGAGGAGGTGCTGGAGGTTATAGAACATCAACTCAAACAGTATCAGCAGGTACAGTAATTACAGTAACAGTAGGTGATGGTGGAGCAGGAATATCAGCTTCTGGTGTTTCTGGTGCTGGTGGAAAAGGAGTTGTTATATTAAGTGTACCAACCGCTAATTACTCTGCTACAACAACAGGAAGTCCAACAGTTACAACATCTGGTAGTAATACAATTTTACAATTTAATGGTTCAGGGAGTTACACAGCATAATGGCTAGTTTTGCAAAAATAGGATTAAATGGAAAAGTAATTGAAGTTCTTTCAGTTAATAATGAAGTATTAAAAGATGCTAATGGAATTGAACAAGAATCAATAGGTATAGATTTTTTAACAAAATTAACTGGTTGGGCTATTTGGAAACAAACATCTTACAATACTCATGGTGGAGTTCATTCTTCTGGTGGAACACCTTTAAGAAAAAATCATGCTGGTATTGGATATACCTATGATGAAGATAGAGATGCTTTTATTCCTAAAAAACCTTTTAACTCTTGGATATTAAATGAAAATACTTGTCTTTGGGAAGCACCAATTACTATACCAACTGAAGAACTAGAAGAAAATCAGTTTTATTCTTGGAATGAATCTATTATAAATTGGGAGATTAAAACAAGATAAAACGAAAGGAAGGAAAATGTCAGAAGTAATAAAACTTCACAAACCTAAATTTGAAAATTCATCTTGGAATTTTGAAATAGACCAAATTAATCTCTACGCATTTTGGAATAACGCATTTTCAAAAGAGGAGTGCCAAACAATAATAAATATAGCAAAAAATAAAGGTTTAATTAAAGGAACTACAAAAGGAGAATCTGATGTAAGAGATTCAAAAATATCTTGGTTATATCCAATAGATAATATGGATTGGGTATATCGTAGAGTTACTGATATTACGTTAAATCTTAATGAAAGATTTTTTAAGTTTGATTTATTTGGATTAAATGAGGGATTCCAATTTACTAACTACGAAGCACCATCTGGCAAATATGGCAAACACGTTGATAGAGCATTAAATATTTCAGTTAGAAAATTATCTATATCTATTCAACTTACAAATTCTGAAGAATACGAAGGTGGAGAACTTTATTTATATGATGGGGATAAAGGAACTCTTATGGACAAAACACAAGGAACTTTAATCATGTTTCCATCTTATATATTACATGAAGTAATGCCAGTAACTAAAGGTGAAAGAAATTCTTTAGTAACTTGGGTAACTGGCAAACAATTCAAATGACAGTTAGAAAACTATCTATTGGTTCAATAATTAAAAGATTCTCTAATGAAAATGGTTTTGCTTGGGGTGAAAATACAGTAATGAAATCTTTAGCACCTAATGCTAGTTATGATATGACTTGTGCTGGTGAATTTATTATAGATAGATGGGATTCGCCTTTGCCAAAACCTACATCACAACAAATAAGAGACGAGTATATTAGACAACAAACTATTGCTGAAGTTATTGATTATCTTAAAACAAAAGACTTTGACTTAATTAAATTTGTGTGCGATAAAAAATAATGACATTTTTTATTTTGGGAACAGTTCTTGGTTTATATTTGGAGTGGAAATTTGAGATAGCCAAATACATTATTGAATCTGTAAAAGAACATTTAAACATAAAGTAGTCTTGAATTTTGTTGCAACGCAACATATATATCCTGCATGATATATACGACTGAAGAAAATAACTTTTACTCAAAGGAGAACTCAATGTTAAACTATTCTGACATTAAGAACTACTGGACTAAATTCTACGCAGATGCTTTTGAAGATGCAAAATCATTTTGGAAGAACTATTTAGACACAGTTCAAAACATATACAAAAAATAACTTTATTTTGACAAACTAATTTGATATTAATGCACAAAAATTTAATGTGCATTTACAGATTAGCTAATGGAGAGTGTCTCTTGCTAAAGTCTTGCAAATGCGAAAAAGATAATGGCAAGAACACAATCAGAAGAATTAATCAGTCTAAGGGGTCATATTACAGGTATTCGTAGAGAAATAAAAATATTAGGCACAACAGTATATAAATTAGAAAAAAGATTAGAGAAATTATTTTGGTCTATATTTATTGCATTAGGCAGTTTAAGTATGGCTTTATTGACTTTATTCTTGGCTAAGTAAGTATTGCCAATTAAAACGAATACAACTACTAGTTAGTTTATGAATAAAAGAATCTTAGTTATTTCTGATTTACATATTCCATATCATAGACCAGATTCATTTGAGTTCCTAAAAGAAATTAAAAAACAATATAAGCCAGATACGATTGTAAACATTGGAGATGAGATTGATTGCCACGCATTATCGTTCCATGAACATAACCCAGATTTAGCTTCTGCTGGACATGAACTTGCAAGAGCAAAAGATTTCATTAAAGAATTAGAAGGAATATTTCCTGAAATGACTTTGCTAGACTCAAATCATTCTAGCTTAGTTTATCGTAGAGCAATTAAATCAGGAATACCTAGAGGTTATTTAAAAGAATATAACGAGTTCTTAAATGTAAAAAAATGGAACTGGGTAGATAACTTAACACTAACACTTCCTAATAAACAAAGATGTTTCTTTACTCATGGAATATCTGCTGATGTAACTAAAGTATCTCAGATTAATGGAATGAGTTGTGTGCAGGGGCATTTTCATTCTAAGTTCAAGATTGAATACTGGGCTAATCCTGATGCACTATTTTTTGCTATGCAAGTAGGTTGTTTAATCCAACAAACTAATATGGCATTTACTTATTCAAAGAATTTTAAAACTAAATTTTTAATGGGTTGTGGAATGATTGTAGATTCTACTCCAAGATTAATGCCAATGGTACTTAACAAAGAAGGCAAATGGATAGGCAAGTTAGTTTAAAAGAATTACTGTTTTCAGAAACAGCTACAAGACTTGGAATAGACAATACTCCAACAGACCAAATCTTAATTAATTTACAAACATTAATCTACGAAGTTATAGAACCAATCATAAATCAATTTGGCGACATCAAAATAACTTCTGGCTATCGTTCTCCTGAATTATGCAAAGCCATAGGAAGTTCTCCAAACAGTCAGCATTGTCTTGGAATGGCAGTTGATTTTGAAATACTAGGAGTTTCTAATCAAGAAGTAAGTTTATGGATTGTAAAGAACTTAGAATTTGACCAATGTATTCTTGAATATTGGTCTCCTGAAAATCCTAACTCAGGTTGGATTCATTGTAGCTACAACAAAGGTAATAATCGTAAGATGTATTTAAGAGCATACAAAGCTAATGGAAGAACAGTCTATGAAGTCTTATAAAAAACAAGTTGGTGGAAGCCACTACAAAAAATACAAGATTCAACCAGTAGAATTTATAGTAAAAAATAATATTGGATTTTGTGAAGGTAATATCATAAAGTACATATTACGATTTAAAGAGAAGGGTGGTGTCCAAGACTTAGAAAAGGCAAAACACTACATAGAACTGCTAATAGATTCAACTAAAAGTAGATAATATCATTTAAACGCATTTTAAGGCATAGTGGCTTTAAAATTACGATACACGACAACTGAACCTATAATATCAAAAAAAAGGGGTAATTTGTCGGTTTAAATAGGCAAATTTAAGGAGTTTAATATGTCAAATTATACAGTAACTACAATAGACCCAGATTTTACCCCAGAATGTCATACTGTTGGTAATACATCTGCACAGTCATCAGCTATCATAACACAATCAGGATTAGTAAGAATATCTGTAACTGGTGGAACTCATATTAAGTTCGGTGCAAACCCAACTGCAACAACAGAAGATGTCTTGGTAGTTGGTACTGAAATATTTTCTTTTAAGAGTGGAGACAAAATATCTTTCATTCATCATGGGGGCGGAAGTGCGATTATTTCAATCTGTTCCTTAGACTAGTATGTGGTGGAATATCATACCAACATTATTTAAAACTGGTGCTGAGATTTACAAAAATCATAAGCAATCAGAACTATTAGAATCTGAAGCTGAACGTAGATACTATGAACGTATGGCAAAGGGTGAGATAGAGTACACTAGAGATGTTTACGACCAACAAGACAAATCTATTAAAGATGAAATAGTATTATTTGTTGTTTGCATACCCATTGTCGTACTGTCTTATGCAATAATTAGTGATGATGCTAACATCAAATCTAAACTAGATTTATTCTTTGATTACTTTGGTAAATTTCCTAGTTGGTATCAATGGTTGATTGTAGGTATCTTCTCAGCAATTTATGGATTGAAGCCGACACTAGACATATTTAAAAAATGAACTTCTACTTAATCACTTATGCTGTAAGCTTTGTGAAAGTAAATGATGAAAGTATAAAGGAAGATGTAGCTTTTTGCAGATTCTTTGATACTGACAGCTTTGTAAATGCCAGTTCATTTCTTGCTTCATTAAAACAAGTTAAGAAACTTAGAATAACTGGAGTTGAGTTTGAAGTAGAGGAGTGTAATTGGTATGATTATTATGAAGATATTTCCAACACTATTCACTAATTTAACTGTACTTCAAAGTATTCTATACTATCATTTGGAAAGCATTTTAATTGCGACTTTGGTAGTAGCTTTAATATTTGATCTACACTTTTAAAAATAATCTTATCAGCTAAAGGAAAGCAGATTGTGAATTTAGTATGATAGTTTGTAAAAGCTTGTTCAAAATAAATATATCTTTTAACATCTCTAACTTTAATCTTAGTTAAAGTCTTGCCACCTTCCCAAGTTGCATTTTTTAATTCAACAAAGAACTGCTCTTGCTTATGTGCTTCTTTAGGTGCGTAAACGAAGTAGTCTGGGAAAGCTTTGATAAGGGTTGGGAGTTTGGCAAACAAAGGTATAATACTTTCAGCGAAAGATTGAGAATCATTAACAGCATTAAGACCAAGCTTCCTGTAAAGATAGCCACGATTAATGCAATACTGAACGAAACGATCTTCACTAATGTTAAGATAATTCTTTGTGCGATTTTCATAAGACTCATGGTTAAAGTTTTCAATGTATTTTTTATCATTCATTTATTTGCTCAATTCTCTTTGTGAGACTAACCAAGAACGATACAAGTCAATGTAAGATAAAAGATTATTGTACCTTGATTTAGTTTTTGAATATTCTGATTCTGCAACACACAATCCTTCAATGTGCTTTGCATATTCTGGTCTAACGTAAGCTTGTTTTTCTGCCTGAGCAATACTTATGTTTGAATTTCCTTTTTCTTCTAAAGTTAATTTGCTTAAAATCATTTTTGTATGTGAATCTAAAAGTTTATATTGATACAAAAGTTCAGACATTT